CAATAACGTCATGCAATTTACGAACTTCTGCTTTCTCATTTAAGTGAGTAGCACCAAATTCTGCTGCGTATGCTTCAAAGATTCTACGACCAAAATTGTTCTCGCGAGCAACTTTGATGTCTTCCTGCAACTGACCAAGTTCAGCCTTGAGATGACGGCCAACAGCGTTGGACATTTTTCTAGCACTTTCTGTTACAAAACGTGCTTTGAGTGTTTCCAACTGACGGCGAGCTTCACGCACTAGACGAACTTTAGTTTCAACAACATCCTGTTTGTCCTGTGCAAATTCTTGAATCTCACGTGCAAGTGCATGTACCACAAAGTTTTCCAACTTGGCAATACCTTCTGTGTGCATCTTGCGATCTTTACGCAGTTCGCCAATTTCTTCAGCCAATTTGGTTACCATAAAGTCGTTAAACTTGGTGGAACTTTCTTTCATTTTGGCTTGAAACCGGACACGATCTTCTGCAAGACTTTGCTTTTCAGCACGTACTTGCTCGAGTTCTACTGCAAGACCTTCTGTTACCATACGATCTAGGGCTTCCACCATTACTGTTTTGTCATGTTCATAGCGTTGTGCAAACTCTTCGCGGAGTTCTGCACGGACTTGTTCACGAGCTTCATTTAGCTTGGCTTCCCAGGCTTCCGAAATCTGCTGTTGAGCTTCCTCGTTGATCAGTTCGCTATCTAGTAACGGTTTTAAACTATCTAACATAGTATTATTTCCCCTCTATTTTGAGACCCTGTATTAGACGAATCACTTCGTCTTTTACGTATCTCTTTGCTTTGTTGCTGTTAGCCGGGTCTTTAAACATATCTAACAATCGTTGTCCGCCTCTGTGATTTAAGAGACCTTCATAAATTGCTGTGGGATATGCATTAGGAGCACTTGGCTGAGCAACTACATCCACAGTAACGATTTCAAAGTCACTGACATGTCCGTTGGAGTCGTTGACATTTCCTGATCCACGACTGCTAACACCTAGTTTTACACCGTTGGTCAACATGGTCTTGACCAGTTCTCCCATGGGCGTAGGTAATACTTTTAATGTGCCATACCCGCAAGGGCCTTCCATCCACATGCGTTCAATCATGTGACTGACTCTGTCCAGATTGATTTTTAAATCATCTGGATGATCAACTTCGCCTAGTACACTGTGGCCGGTCTTGATCTGTTCATTGATGGTGTCAACTGCGTTGGCTATTTCACTCACTGGGTACACACGCTCGTTGGCGTTTCTTACGCCGCCCTCGATGCAAATGCCTTTAAGTTTTAAAGTTTTGCCACCAGAACCGTCCGCAGCTTCTTCGGTCAACAATTCAATGTTGGCCTGGTTGAAGCTGAGGTGTTCTTTTAGATATCGAGCCATATGTTACTGTTATCCTTTTGGAAAAGGAGTTCTAGTGTTTGTACCAGCAGCCTGAGTCAACGTTGGCTTTGGAGCCGCACTTAACTTGGAGTTGCTGTTACCTTTGCCGGGAACATTTTTAAATGTTCCAGCTTGTGGTAAATCACCTGTTTTTGGAGCTGGACGGCCTTGTGCAGTATCGCCAGTCATTTTAACTGGGCTAGCTGCCATTCCTTTGGCACCCGAATTAAAAGCAACTACGCTTTTGTTGTTGGCACCGTCGTCACCCATTTTTGGAGTGGCCACTTTGTCTAAAGTAACGTTTTCCATCATGCCCATGTTGTCGTCATCAAACGCCATTGTGTCGTCTTGTGCAAGAGCGTCACCAGCCAATTCGTCACCTTCTTCACCGGCTAAATCGCTGTCAATGCCGTCGCCGTCGTCTTCACCGCCCATGATAGCTTCAAATTCGGCCATGAGTTCGTCTAACTTGTCTTCCAAGTCAATAACGCGGTCTTCGATGTCGCCTTCTGCGCCTTCGTCATGATCCATTTCCATGTCGTGTGTTAAATCTTCGCCGTCTTCTTCAGCCTCGTCGTCAAATTCAGCATCTGAATCATCTTCTTGCATGCCTTGTTCTTCGGCTTCAACGTCGTCGATCAAGCTGTCGCTGGCGTCACCGCCCATGCCTTCATCAAGATCTTCTTCTTCAGAATCTTCTTCGTCTTCCTCGTTCATGAGGTTTTCATAGATTTCACGTGACTTTTCTACAACGATATCGTGGAAAAGTTCTTTGGCTTTCGCCTCTTCATCATTGATCACATATTCGATCAATTGTTCAAATTTCGATGTCATAATATCTCCTTAAGTAATGGCTCGTATATTACTTACATGGGATCTGTAATATTGGTACTTTTGAGGTATAAAACTGGTAGTTTTTGAAAGAAATTGTGACTGTAGTATTACAGTGCAGGAGCAGCCGGGGCTGGCGCATATTGTTGCTTGACCAACTTGAGTTTTTCTTTGTACTCAAAACTGCGCACATCATTCATTTGGCGCAGTTTGTTTAATTGCCGCAAGGTCAAGCGAGTTTTACGCAGGTCGCCCAATTTGGGTTGGCTGTTGTCTTGGCTTAGATCTTGATAGCCAGGTTGGGCTCGGTCGTAAATTTCGTTTAGATTCATCTTGTATTTATAACGGAGGCACTCCGCCAGCGGCTCCGCCAGCAGGGGGTGCGCCAGTGCCGGATTGTCCGTCTACAGCAGGTGTAGCACCAGGTTGTCCAGGACCAGGCATGATTTCTGCACCGGCTAAATCTTCGCCAGTTGTGATATCGCTTTCCATACCAGCCGGAGTGATACCGATACTACGCAGGTCTTGCCCTTGTGTAGTTTCGACGTCGGGTTCGTCGCGTTCTTCTCTCCAGGATTTTTCGTTTTCCACAATCTCTTCTTCGGTCAAGCCCAAGAAACGTTTCATCATGAATCTCTTGCTCATGTAAGGCAACGCCTCTAGCTGTGTGAATGCACTGATACGGCTGTTGTCCATTTCGGCTTGACGATAGGTGGCAAAGTTTTGTGGCTCGCAGAAGGTGATGTTGAACAGTCCAGAGTCGATGTTAAAACCTCTCCAGTGCAGGAACATTTTGAATTCATCGTCTAGTTTCTGCATGATCAAGTTCTGCAAACGCTTGCAGTACTGGTTAAAACGGTATTCCTGTATGAGTGCTGTACCTACTTTGCCGTCGGTAAATGCACGATCACTATCATCCGGACCTGTGGGCAAGTAGCTCGACGGCACACGCAGACCGCGGGCCATTTTGTTATTGAAATATTTTAAATCGTCAATTTCACCTAGGTTTGTGCCGCCCTGGAGTGTATCTACACTACTGCCACGACCGTCGGCTGTGACAGGAAAAAAGTAATCTTCGTTGGTACTAAGTGGATTATATGATGCATCCATCATGTTGGTTCCGCCGCCAGTATTGGTTGGGATACGGCGTTGATGCATTTCATTTTTGACCCGTTCCACAAACTGCATGGCCAAGTGACTGGGCATGTTACCCACATCAATCTTGAACACCCTACGTTCAGGAGCACGGCTCACACGATAGATCAGGACAGCATCTTCTAGCAGTTCTTTTTGTTTGTAAACTTTGAATATGTTTTCCAAGATACTCTGTCCAAATGGCCAAAAGAAATCCAGTCCTTCGTTTAGGCTAAGATGTACCACGTGGCGACTGTCCAGGCAAGTTTCATTCATGGCCTGCTGGAAACGGCTGTTGCCAGTTCCGCCACCAGCACCACCATAGCCACCACCGTTGGGTGCTGTGTAGTTGTTTTGTCCAATTGATCCGGTAGCACGGCTCACGTAGTAGTCGCTTGTGGTCTTTTGAGCTATGCTCATGTTCTGAAAATTGGGATTGATATCACGTATGATATACTGCTCAGGGCGTTTGCCTTCGCTTTCGTTTACGATAACTCGGGCCACCTTGACCATGTCTACCCAGTACAGTTCAAAGGTTTCAGGATCACGCACAAACACTTGATCGCCGTACTTGATGGTGTTGCGGAACAGCTTGAACATGCGTTGATCAAACTTGTTCAACTTGGTCCACTGTTGCAGTTGCTTTTTGATGATTTCAACTTCGTGATCAGTTGGTTTGTCGGTAAAATTTATGTCAAACGGTGTTTTGTTGTCGTCGTTGACTTGAGTGCTAAACTCCGAAATGATGTCCAAGCAGGCATTGATTTCGCTATCCATGTCCATGTTTTCGTACTGGTTGTAGCGTTCAATACGGTTGGGGTGGCCTGAATAAACTTCGGGCAAGCGGCTGGCATAGTTGCGATAGGCAAACTCGTTGCCGGTACCCGGAGTACTGTAATCAGCACCGTTTTGCTTGCCGTAGCCGGGAAGTCCAAATTGATTTGAACCCGAAATTGGGCTTAGTTGGCCGCCAGTGTTAGCGACACGAAAGTACTTCTTCCATCCGCGGCCTTGACCGCCGTTATTGTTTTCTGCCATAGTTTAGTATTTATAGAATTATCGCACGGCCTGCAATATCTTTGTGCTGACATCGACTTGATTTTGCATTGTTCTAACCAAGGTGTTAAAGTGTTCAAGTTTTTGCATGGGTAAATTTTGATTGTTCATTTTCTTTTCTTTAAACATTTCAACTACACGATCTATTTTTTCCAATCGTGTTTTCAACAAGGTCATTGTATCAGCGTTAAACGGCGATCCTGTGTTGGTTGCTTGATTCTGGGGTGTTATTGTCAGTCGTTCATCACCGTGCAAGACAATGTTGGGCTGGTATCCACTATTAGGACCAGACAGTGTTCCTTCAAACCCTGTGGCAGCAGATACCTGTGCGTGGAAGTGTCCACCGGTAGCACCGGCACTGGGATGATTGTATTCATCAATTACATAGTGAGCTCCCATGCTTTTGAGTTGTTGTACTATGCGTTGTCCTTCTTCTTCACTGGGGCGATGATCCAGGGTAAAGTCCATGGCTCGTCCAAGAGCGTGCTGACTGGTTGAGTATTTTTCTGCGTGAAATTTGTCGTTTAACGAAGTAATTACCTGGAATCCTTTTATCTGACTTTGTGCCATTTTTGCCAATTTGATCAAGCGTTCGTCGAGCAGGCGTCCATCGGCTTGCACATCTCCACTGCGTATG